ATCGTGTCGGTGCCTAGCTGATACAGCGTCACACCACGCTTCAACACTCGACCTTGCCAGCTCACGTCCACTTTGTTGCCCTTGCCAACCGCTGGGCTATTGCGCCTGCTGCTGCCCTTAATCGCAACCACACCCTGGCGCACGCGATCGCGTACATACCTATACACCTCATGTGTGCAGTGGCCGCCACTGTCAACTGCCATCTGTGCAACCTTCAACTCTTTGCCACTAGCCGTGGGCCATTCGGTTGCCAGCACTTGATCCAGCTGCGCCCATACCTCTGTCTGCGTAGGGTCACCCATCAGCTCCTGATGCCACACCAGCCAACCTGTTTCGCCTTCGCCCCATCCCCACACGCTCACTGCCAAGCGGTTGTCCTGCACGTCAACGCCACACGTCAGCAGCACCACCCCATCTGGGCAGGTGCCTGATTCATACGCCAATCGCTTGGCCATCAACCCGTCAGCGCTCACGGCCGCGGCATAGTCCTCTTCCCAAGTCTCGGCCAGCCTGGTATTCACGAACGCCTTCAGCGCTGGCGCATCCGACTTGGCTCGCAGAAAATCATCCACCAATTGCTCCCAACTGCACCACCCCAGCGGGCTGTACAACCCCGACAACTGAAACCCTGCTGTCTTGCCGTCGCTTGGTGCAGTCGCCCGCCACTCACCAGCCGCCAACATAGCTGGCTTGTGGTTTTCCTCAAACCGCTCGCCGCAATGCTCGCATTGATACCGCACCTCACCCGGTCGCTTGGCGTCCCATTTCAATCGCGGCCATTGCAGCCATTGCATTCCACCGCAACTTGGACACGGCACATAAAACCGCCGCTGGTCGCTGCGTTCATATTCCGCCTCGATCCGGCTGAAATCCTTCACCGTTGGCGTGCTAGTCAGCAGGATTTTGCGCCGCGCAAACGTAGTCGTCCGGCGCTCAGCCAGTGCTACCGGGTCGCCCTCGCCATCCACATCGCTGGGAAATGCGTCCACCTCATCAGCAAACAAATATCGACAAGGCGCTGACCGCAAGCCCGTTGCGCTATTGGCACCCGTCAGCAGCATGATCCCGCCGCTGAACTCTTTGCTGAACATCGTGTTCCCAGAATCCCTCGCCCGGGCTGGCGCGATCTTGGCCGCCAGGCATGGCGTGTCTGTGATCATGCTTTCCAGCCGCTGCTTGCTCAATCGCTTGGCCATCTCCACCGTCGGCTGCACGCAAAGCATTGGCCCCGGCGCGTGATCAATCACATAACCCAGCCAGTTGCTGCCTGCCTCTGTCTTGCCCGTCTGCGCCGCAAACATCATCACCACACGCTGCACTGGGTTGTTACTGCTCAGGCAATCCATCGGCTCCCGCAAGTACGGCGTCCGCCCAGTGCGCCACGGCCCAGGTTCCGCGCTGGCCTTGCTGCTCAGTTTCCGGTAACGGTCTGCCCACTCGCTCACCGTCAACGGCTGCTCAGGTCGCAACCCTTCAAGAAATCCAGCGCGCCATGGGTTAGCCATTGCTCAGCTCCACCAACGCCGCACGATGCTCATCCGTCAGCACCGCATGAATTCGCGCCGGGTCGGTCTCGCCCGCAAGTTGGTGGCTCAACCTATCCGCCAAATTGGCCAGCGCTTCACGCACACTGCGGCCCAACGCAAACGCTTCACGTTGCACCTCCACCGCTGGCACCAAGTCCCGACGCTTTAAGTCCACCTCCAACTTGGCCAGCTCGGCTTGGTAATGCTCCCGCCGCGCACGACTTTCATTGAGTTCAGGAATCTCATCATCCGGTAACCCCGCCACCTTTTGCCGCAATTCACGCGCATCGCGTGGTAATGCATCAACTGGATCAGGTCTGCTCACCTTGCTGGCATGGGTTGCCGCTGTGTTTTTGTTCCACAGCTCTAACGCCAAGTCGCGATCCAGCCACTTCTTCTCATCCTTGACAACAACCGCATCCGCAATTCGGCTTTTGCTTGCGTGTGTCACCGCAGCTTTCGTGCATCCCCTGATCGCTGCAAATTCAGCGAATGTAACTAGCACCGAGTTAAGCAAGACTATGCGTAACTTAACTGCTGCTAAACCCTCCTAAACTGTCTAGGGGTAAGTCTCAGTTAAGACCAACTAAGATCCCTTGCGGCGCAAGGGTTTAGGAGGATTCGCCGCTGTCGCTAGCCAAAGCGTGCGCGATTGGACGACCCGCAGGCTTTGGGCTAGGAAGGACCCGCAAAGGGGGGTGGGGGGGTCTATCGAGCCGATGCCAAGGCGCGCTCGAGGCTGCTCAGCAGGTAGCCAGCAAATCGCCGGTCGATCACCTTCTGCCCGATCTGCTCCATGGGGAACATCTTGCCGTAGGCAGCACGCGGCACGGCAATGAACAGCGGCCTAAGCTTGCCCCTTGCTGTCCGCTGGTAGACACCAGGAGGGCGGCCTGCGCCCCCTGGGCGGCCCAGGAAGACGCTGTTACGCCCCCTCGTGCCTATCTGCCCCTCAATGCGCTTCAGCGTGGCCAGGGAGACGTTGCCAGCGGCTGTCAGGTTGATGGCAGCAGGCACCAGCACCGAACCCTTGGGCATGGTCGCCTCTGCCTGAGCAATGAAGCGCCGCTCGACTGGCTTTTGCCCACGCACCCCGCCACTGATCAGGGTGCGCAGGTATCGAGCACGCCGACGCTCGGCATACACCTCAGCCGTTAGGTCGCGCTTACTGGATCGATTGACCAGGAAAGCCCGCTGGGTGAAGGGGACAGGGTTCTTGAAGTATTGACGTGTTGCACCGTTAAGCGCAAGGCGCGTGTCAAACGCGGTCTTGTTTAGCGCCTGGTTGATGGCGAACGGAAGCTGCTTGGTCATGGCATCCGTCCACCGGATAGCCATCGGTAGCTCTGACCTGATGTCGAGGGTGATGGTTGCCATGTGGTCAGGGTAGGCCGGTTGAAGGGCGAAGCCGTGAGACTGGCTGTTCCTATGTTCCCATCGTTCCGACCCTCCTTAGAGAGTTTCCCTACACCCCCTATACCCCCCCTATATACCCTATATAAATATATATATACAATAAGTAGGAACATAGGAACATAGGAACATCGCTTGGCACGCAAGGGGTCTGGTGTTCCTAGCAGCCATTGCCAGATAGGAACACCAACGGGACCGGGCCAGTCTCAAAAGTAGACCCATTTGAGAACGCCATCGACTCTTTGGCGCCTTCTTTGGTAACCCAAGTCCCGCAGGATGCTGCCCACCTGCATCTGATCGGATCGCGTCTGGCGCTCCATCGGCTTAAAGATGGCATCGGCCAACAGCAGGTCAGTAGTGATCTCCTTGGCCTTGTTGCGCGGAGCGATCAGCCAAGCCTCAATCGGTGCACGCCATGGAGACTCCACCAAGTAATCCTCGTTCTGTTCGGCCACCATGGCTTCCTGTTCGGCGGTCAGGACGCTGGGCTCGCCATTGCGATAGGCGGCCACCGCTGCCGACCAGATTGCATCGCGCTCCATGTACAGGGCGGGGACGTCAATAGGCTTCTGCAGGGTGCAGGTAACGGGTATGACCCAAAACCGGCGGTTGCCCGTGTCATCTACCAGAAAACCACTGTCGCGGTTCGTAGAGCCGACGATGACGCACCGCCTAGGGAAGGCTTCAGTGGCCTTGCCATAGGGCACTCGGAACATGTCCGTGGACTGGCTAAGGAACGCCTTGACTTGCCCGGCGTGTTTTTTGTTGGTGACGTGATCGAGTTCGGCCCACTCCATAATCCAAGAGCGGTGTAGGACCATCAGGTCATCTTTGGAACTGATGTCACGAAGGGCATCGGAAAAGAAATCGCCGCCTAAAGCTGCCCAAAACGAAGATTTGCGTGCCCCCTGCTCACCCATCAAGACAGTGGCATTGTCGTGTTTGCTGCCGGGTTCGTAAATCCGACGCACTGCTGCGACAAGAGTGCAGCGAATCATGTGATCAAAAAGGGTGGGCTCGGTCTGTTCGGCGTCACCTGGGCGAAGATAAGTTGAAGCTATGCGATCAATGTATGTGGGTTGAACATGATTAGCGACGTGATCAAGATAGTTGCGAATAGGGTCATAAGGATTAGATTTGGCGACTTTGACAAGGCAGTCAAGCGCAACCTCCTTCGAAATTTTGCCGCCATTTTCGGCAATTTCTAGATAGTAATGCTCTGCATTTTCAAGGACTATGTAGCCATTGCCAGGGTTGTTGCGTTCAATTTGCTGGGTGAAAATGTTGTATCTAAGAGCGTTGGCGTCTTTAAGTTGCATCAACAGTTCGTTGGCTTCTAGTTTCTTGAGAGGCTGAAGGTCTTGGGTGATTTTGATTGGATCCGACGCCTGTACCACCTGCGGGACTTGGCGAGTAGGTTTGTAACCATACTGTTGAGCCAAATACCAAAATGTGCCGGCATTGACTGAATGGCAATTGCTGCCAGCGACCTGCTCAACTTGGGCAAATAAGGGACTATGACGCTTCATCATGGCGATGGCGTCTTCGCTCGATGCGTTGGCCTCATGGCAGGCATCCATGAGGCCCCACATAAGGTTGCGAAAGAGGGGGTATTGTTTTGTTTTTGGTATTGCAGCGGGGATACAATCTAGGGCCTCTTGTATTTCAAAAAGCGTTCGGGTTTTATAATTTGCAAATTGCCTCGCCTGTACCAAATTATTGTGTGTGGGTTCATCGGGCAAGCATTCATCAAGTTGTGCGTAGCTGTAATAACTGTCGGATTGATGAATGATGGCCACCTGATCACCTTGCGCGCCATCGGTGTCGATGTGATAGGTGCCAGGAAGGCGCATCACGCGCGATGGATTTTTAAGCGTGCGATCGGCATCAGCGTGCTCAAGAAGACGACGCTGAAGGGAGCGCCATTGATCGGTTGTGATTGGATCGATAAACGCCCAATAGGTGTGGATGGATTTGCCGCCAGTATCGACTTGGACCGTTGGCTCTGGAAGGCCAAGGTCTTTCCATGCGGCTACCTGCCAGTCTTTGGGGCGATCATCCCATTCACAAAAGATGGCATGACAGGAATTGATTTCTGAGTCGGTGTCACCGCCTGTGTTGATGACTAGGTAGACGCCGCGGCCTTCGGCTTGCCACTCTTCAACAATTTGGCGGCTTGGGGCGCCCTTCCGACCTGCGTCACCTGATTTAAAAGGATGGCCCGATGGAAAGAAAGCCCTGAGGCGTGCGGCTTTGGGTGGCTTGCGAAGGATCTTGATGAACTGGCGAGCGGCGTTGAAATCAATAGGTTTCATTTGCTTGACTTCTGCTGGCGAATGGCTTGATTAAGAAGCAACCGGATTGCGGCGCTACGGGACAGGGCGGAGCCACGCCAAGCGTCAAGCCATGCAAGCTGTTCTGGTGAAAGCCTCAGGGGTATGGGAGTGGCTAGTGGCATGTGGATCGGCAAAGCTTGCATACCGTAGCCGTTTCGTCTACGGTGTCAAGGCCTTGTTCACCGTCCGATGCCAGCGCGCCGATCGAAGCCTTGCCCGCCCTTGGCCGGGATGCAATGCAGCAATTACAAAGACTACGAAAATCATATGAATAAGATTCGCAAAGAATCGCCAATTGGATTACCTTTGGATGGTGATAATTATTTATACGCCGAAGAATATTTGTCTTGGCATGTTGCTTGGCCAGAGTTCATTGAAGAACACGGACCTGCTGAGGCCATTTTTGTCGAGCAAAATCCCGACGTTCCTCCATACCGAGACAGCACGGATCAGAACCAGTTTTGGGTACATTTTGCTGATGGCGAGCGTGAGGTGTTTTCCTACAAAATCTCTCACAGCAACTTTGGCCATAATTTGAATCATCCCGATTTGGTTTTTGGTCAGCACTTGAGGCAAATTAAGTCAGCGGCAAGGCACATTATTAGGCCATTGCACGAAGAGCTTAAACATCGCAGCGGCTTATCAGGTCCGCTTGATGTGCATCATGAAAACGAGCCGTTTCAGTGGCTTTTGTTTCGATTTTTAAGGGATGAGCTAAAACTGCAGACCTTGCAGGACTTGGTAGTTATTGGCACGGACGACATTGGCACGAAAAGATTTGACCCTCAATCAGTTTCTGACCATTGGTATCAATTCCACAAAGATCAGGCTACCTTGGTTGTGATGACAAAGGAAGCCCACAAACAATGGCATGTCGCCAATGGAAAAGATCCAGGACCTAACTGGTTGGAGCTCCGATGATTTTGCAGGCATCTCCCACGCTGCGCGCCACACCCGCAATGCCACCAGCTCCACGCACCACGCCAAGCCATGTCTCCTGCTCTGGTCGCATTCGACCGGTGGGGGTCTTGACCTCAATGGAGGTGAAAACTGCTACGCGCTGGCCAACCATCTCGGGTGTAATTACGACAGTGCGCCAACCGATCAGGTCAGCGGAGCCACGGGCTAGGCCAAAAGTGACGAGCCGGCCGGTGCGTGGGTCTGGCAAGCTGCCTACCTGGTTGCGGAATAGGCGCGTGTCCGCGCGAGTGCCAACGGCCAGCCTGATGCGCTGCTGCAGGTCGGTCTCGGCATTGGGCACATTTACGCACGCTGTTGCCGCGCAAAATAAACGTGTTTTGCCCAACCGACTGGGTTTTTCATGCCCCGGGCTTGGCCGACATGAATTAGTTCTTGGAGTGTGCGGGCTTTCTTCCGCTCGGCGCTCCGCTGCCGCGCCGCCTCCCGCTGCAACTCTTTCAGTTCACCATCCTGTTGGCGGATTGTGCGAGGTGGTGGCGCACACGCTGCACCGCAGCATGGGCACTTTGGCGCCGGCTTGAACGCGGCAAAGCACGCGGGACAGGTCCGCACCGATGGTGCAGCGCTGCCGGCTCCAGCAGTGCGCCGCAGCCGATCATTCAAAGACCAGTCACGCGGATCATCGGGGAAGCCATGGCGGTGGACATTGCCAACATGGTCGAGGATGATTGCCAACTTTTTGTCAACTGCCGGCCTGAGCACCCGGCCAACTTGCTGCAGGTAAAGGCCAAGCGATTGGGTAGGTCGGAGCAGGATGGCGCAGCCTGCTGCGGGGATGTCAAAGCCCTCGGAGACCACATCAACGGTCACCAGCACCTGCAGCTCACCGGCTGCAAAGCGCTGGACTAACTGATCACGATCGCGCGTTTCACCTAGCAAGGTGCCTGCTGAAATGTTTGCAGCGTTGAAGGATGCGGCGACGTGCTCGGCGTGTGCAATGGAGCAGCAGAACGCAATGGCGCGTTGACCTGCCGCCAACCGTTGATAGTGCGCGATGGCGTCACCTGTGACGCTAGGGCGATCCATAGCAGCGGCGGCTTGGTCGGTGGCGTAGTCACCGGCGCGGCGTTTCAAGCCAGTCAGGTCGGCCATCACGGGCGGCGCATAGATGCGAGCTGGGCACAGGAAGCCAGCGTTCACAAGGCCTGCAACAGACGGGCCGAAGATAAGGCGGTCGAAGGCTGCCGATAGGCCTCGGCCGTCTAAGCGCATGGGTGTTGCGGTGACTCCAAGGCGAAGGGTTTCAGGCCAGTGGTCCATCACGCGCTTCCAGCTACCTGCGGTGGCGTGGTGCGCCTCATCAATGACGATCAGGTCAGGCGCAGTGGCAAGCTGCCCCAGCCGGCGTGTGAGCGTTTGCACCGATGCGACCTGAATCGGGTGATCAGTGGTCGGCAATCCGGCGGCGATGATGCCGTGCTGCACGCCAGCAAGGCGAAGTTTATCGGCGGTCTGGGCGATGAGTTCACGGCGGTGGACCAGCACCATGGCACTGCGGCCGCGTGCGGCAATGCCTTGAAGGATGGCGGCAATGATCACGGTCTTGCCCATTCCGGTCGGACCAACCAGCAGGGGTGCGCGTGCGCCGTTGCGGTATGCGGCGCGGAGATTGTCGATTGCCTGCTGCTGGTAGTCCCGAAGCTGCATACGGTTGCATCTGCTGGCATCATGCTATAGGATGCCGCAAGTCGCCACGGTTTATGGAGAACGCCGACTATCACCGCCACTCAGCGGTTTCAAAGAGTCACCTCGATCAGGTCGCCAAGAGCCCACTGCATTACTGGGCGCGGTACTTGGACCCCAACCGCGTCGCACCAGAGCCCACGCCAGCTATGGCCATCGGCTCTGCCGTACACACGCACGTCTTAGAACTGGACCAATGGGACGCGCGTTATGTGACCGCGCCTGAAGGCATCAACCGGCGCACCAACGCAGGCAAGGCCGAATGGCAAGCATTTGAGACGGCTGCTACCGGTCGTACGGTCTTGGCCAAGGCTGACGCCGAATTGGTGATGCGCATGGGTCACTCGGTTTTTAGGCATCCGGCTGCAGCGATGCTGTTGGCTATGCCGGGCAAGGCCGAGACAACGCACATGTGGATTGATGAGGCGACCGGGTTGCAATGCAAATGCCGCCCCGATTGGCTGACCGATGATGGCAGCCTGATCGTTGACCTGAAAACCACCGAAGACGCCAGCCCTTCGGGATTCCGCAAGTCGATTGCAAATTTTCGGTATTTCGTGCAGGCGAGCTGGTATTTGGACGGGATTGAGCAGGCCACCGGCAAGCGACCCGAACAGTTCATTTTTCTGTGCGTGGAAAAGAAAGCGCCGTACGCCTGCGCCGTGTACGCCGCAGATGCCGAGATGATTGAGGCAGGCGCTAAGACTGCCGCGCGCGACCTAGATGTGCTTGCCACCTGCAGACAGGCAAACGCTTGGCCGGGTTACAGCGATCAGATCGAAACCATCAGCCTGCCGCCTTGGATGCGGCCCAAGGCTGACGGCACCATGCCCACCACCACCGAGATCGAGACCTACTGATGACCGACAGCACAGCACTAACAACCACGCAGCCGGGAGTATTCTCTGGCATCCAAGCATTCGAAGACGCCCAGCGGATCGCCAAGGCGCTGGCCAGCAGCACGCTGATCCCGCAGCAGTTCCAAGGGCAGGCGGGTTACGCCAACTGCCTAGTGGCGCTGAACATCAGCCGGCGGATGGGCATGGATCCGCTGATGGTGATGCAGAACCTGCACATCATCCACGGCCGGCCGAGCTGGTCCAGCCAGTTCATCATTGGCCTGATTAACGGTTGCGGGCGTTTCAGCCCGTTGCGATATGACATCACCGGCAAAGGTGACACGTTGGCCTGCACCGCAGTGGCCACCGAGCTGAAGACCGGCGAGGAGCTGCGCGGCCCTGAGGTGACGATGGCAATGGCCAAGCGTGAAGGTTGGGCGACCAAGAGCGGCAGCAAGTGGCAGACAATGCCGGACCTGATGATCCGCTACCGGGCCGCGGCCTTTTGGGGGCGTCTCTACATCCCCGAACTGCTGGTCGGCATTCAAACCCAAGAGGAGGTGCTTGACATTGAGCCGGTGACGGTCAGCAGCGAACCGCCCAAAATGGAGCTGGCTGACCTAAACAAGAAGATTCAGGCCACGCCGGTTGAGGAGGTGCCGACCGATGACGAAGACATCTTCTGAGTTCTTGACCGATCTTGAGCTGGCTGATCGCTGGCACATGCACCGCCAAACCTTGATCAGTTGGCGATCGGCTGGCACCGGCCCAGCATTTGTGCGCATTGGTCGGCGCGTGCTCTATCCCCTGGCCGAGGTGGAGCAATACGAAAAGGCCAACACCATCACTCACGACCAATCATGACTTTCAAAAGCAAAGGCGCCATCTTCAAGAACACGCCAGAGAAACTGCAGCAGCGGCTTGGCGATCGCTATGACGCCGGAAAGAAGTATCCCGATGTCGATGGCGTGTTCGGCATCAAGGAAGAGGACCGGATGGCATTTGCCAGTTACATCATGAACGCGACGCCCAATGACAAGGGCGAGATTCCGGTGCGAATCACGGGCTACAACAACACCAGCCAAAGCGGCGTCAAGTATCTGGGCCTGTCAATTGAGCCGGATTACAAGACCCAGAAGGTGATCGACGACAAGCTGGCAGCAGCTGGCGCCGCTCAGAGCCTGGCCAAGGCAACCGACGGGGAAGTGGTCGCCGTAAACGAGGAAGACCTGTTCTAGGTCACATCAGTTCAAGCTCCAGGCGGGCGATCTCATTGACCGCTGCTTGGAGCAGTTCCTGCTGGTAGCAGGTCTGGCGCAGGAGAAGTGCTGCAAGTTTGCCGGCGTCGCCGGTGGCCTGCAGCGCTCGGCACTGCGCTTCCAGTTGAAAGGCTTTCTCAGGCGGGATTTCCACCGCCATCCACTGACCAAAGTTCACTTGTTCGGGGCAGGTTGCCCCATGTTGCCCATGAACTGCCCCAAGTGCAGCCACAGCCGCCACCGAGCGGCGGTGACGAACAGCTACCCGGACGACCAGATTGTGCGCAAGCGGGTCTGCGAGGCGTGCGGGCACGCGTGGTTCACGGTTGAGGTGATGGTGCCCAACTATGCGGTGGGCTGGAGTGCTGCGCATAAAAGGAAGCCGGTGCTGCGTGTGCCGATGGAGCTGACGGCTGGGAGCACGCGGGTGCGGGTGAAGCATCAGGAGGCAAAAGACCGGCTGGCATTGCTGCGCGAAGCAAACGAAAGGCGGTCACGGGAAGCCGATCGCAGCCACATGAACAAATGTCACACGGGGGATGGTGCACTGCCCGCGGTGCAGCATCATTAGGGGACGGCCGACGAGGCCACCATCCACATCACCATGATCACCAACCCTTGGATCAACCGCATCACCGTCTTGGTGGTGATGTTCGCCATCTACGCCGCTGGTTATGCCGGTGGCCGTGACCAAGCCGTTCAAGCGCATCACCAGCATCCCGCTTGCCATACCAACCTCAAGCCATGACCACCCCCAGAATGCGCCGCTTCTACTTCCAGATCCGCTCGGCCAACGTGATCGAATGCATCTGGGCGCACAGCCTGACCGAAGCCAAAGCCAAAGCCGCCATCACTTGGATGCCTTGGTGGCAAGAGCTGGAATGGCTCAACCCTGAAACCGTTACCGATCCATCTATTTATGTCTGACACGAGCACCGGCTCCATGCTGCCATTTCAATGGGACGAGCCA